TGAAAATGGCAAAGTGATTGTTATGGCATTTGCCGTACCACCCGCCGATGAATAATCAAAGGTATGTTTTAGAATATCTATATAATTGGCATGAGGCACGCCGCCAGCGGTTGAACCATCACCAAGGTGAATACGATTGTCTGTTGTGTTGATTGCCAATTCACGCCCAGCAGGGGTTACAGAAGCTAGATTTGATGCCGTGTCACCGCGTTGTCTTGTTAATGTACTCATAAGAACGACCCCCAATCATCCGTTGTTCCAACGGGGTCACTTACAAAAGCCCCCCAATCATCCGAAGTCACGACACTGCCCCACGGACTGCCCCAATCATTCGTTGTGCCAATTCCGCCACCAGAGCCAGCGACCACCCCATAAATATACGAGTAATTGCTCGTTACGCCAAGATTATTTATTGCGCGAACGCGCACATCATATTCAGTGCCAACGCTGGCCTGTGCCACAAACGCGCTTGTTGCTGACCCGTCTGGCATACCAGCTTGCCGCCAATCAATAGCAGACGCTTCTTTGTAACTGACTTCGAACTTACCATTTTGCAAAACATAACTGTTCTCGTGCAAATCCCAATTTAACAAAATATTATAAGTCACGTCACCATCGCGAGTGACGGCTGGATAGGAATCAAACGACAATCCACTTGGGGCTTGTACTGTAAATGGGTCAGGTAACGATGTATTTGGTGCCAAATCTTTAGTGGTTTCTTCACCATACGCCCAATCAAATACGCCCGATGCCGTTTCTTTAAGCGTCATTTCAACATATGGCGTTGGGACATTATCTTTTTCTTCCCACCCTAGCGTCCACCCCATAACTGTAAATACTTTGTCCGTCCATCCATATCGCTCGTTTGTCAACATGACGTTATCATAAGCGCGGACTTGCATAGCCGTGAGTTTGAATCGTGCAATAAATTGAATTTCCTGCCGCATTTCTTCCAATGCAATCTTAGCGATGCGTTGCGCCGTTGCCGAGCGTGTACAAAATGGTAAATCATAAGGCAACGTGATGCTTTTGCCATCCTGCGTTTCATAGGTACTATTAGAAATTGCTTTATAGTTTGTCGGTTGCCATAAATTTGTTGGGTCAGAATAAACGCCGATGACACGATTAAATGCCTCACGTTGTGATTTTTGCATTTTAGTTTTGATCGACCCAATAATGTCATTTTCATCAAAAGATAAATTTGGCGCAACATATCGACCAGCAAAAATACGTACAGGATCACCAGAATTAAAAACAAATTGCCCAGCCATCGCACCAGAAAGCTTTTCCAATGCGTCTTGAACATCTCCTTCATCGCTAACTTCAATAGTGCCGCTTGCTGTATAACGCGGTTCTGCATTTTTTATTACTGTAATCGTACCAGTTCCAGCACTTGTAATATCAATAACGGCACCAGAAAAAGCCCCAGAAAAACTTTCAGCTAGTTTGATTTTGGCAGAACCTTTGCCAGAATAAGGTATCACATAATAATCAGTCGCCGCCGCTAAACCAGCAGGGATTGTGCCCGTGCTGGCAACAGTCACTCTGTCGCCAATTTGAAATAACAAATCAGTCGCACCAAGCGATAATATATTATTTGTTGTATCAACAGAACTCACAGTCATTGTGATTCCTTGTGTTGTGACAAATTCATCACATACATTCGCACTGGCAATCACTTCATCTTCGTCAATATCAGCATCCGCAATCCCAAGGCCAAGGCGCGTATCACGCAAATAATCATACGAAATGATGGCAGGATTTTCTGTGAATAAAGTCAACTCAGTGCGTGGGTCGTAACATTTCTTACCACGCACTGTATATGTAATATTTGGATCACCACTTGGATATTTATCACGGTCAAACTCGGTACGCACATAAACATAGGCGCATCCGCGCAAACGATGATTTGTTGTCCATTCGGGGATTTCAGCAGATAATGCAGTATCAACTGTTTGGTTATCCGTGCCAGCATGGAATCTGATCCGCGCTTTGTTAGCGAATCGCCCAGAAGTTACATTCCCATTCGCATCGAGCCAATCCATATAAATCGGCTCGTCATCAAACCATATTTCTTGAAGCCCATCGATTTCGTGACTGCACAATATCCAGACTTGGTGCAAATACTTTTGACCATTGGATACACCAATATAGGCCAAACTACCCGCCACGCGTTGCGTTCCATAAATAAAACGGCGGGGCAATAGTGGATTTTTAACTTGCTTTGTAATCCCACCATCAACATTGCCAACCCCGCCGCCCCCTTTGGCTTTCGGGGATAGTGCTTTTTGTAATGCCGATATTGCAAGGCTTTTACCAATCGCGAATAATGCCGTAGACAACGTAAAAGTTGAACCAGCCACAACGCTTGATAATGCCGCACCTGCTACCGCTAACCCGATTTGTGGCATTAGTTAGCCCTCCACAATCTTAGATTATCAGCAATATGGAACGCCTCTAATCCATTATTGCGCCGCACCAAAAATGAACGCCCATTCAACCCTACTGCCCCACAATATTCTTTGCCTTCATGCATCATGATGCCAACATCACCACGCGAGGCCATTTTGTAATGAGGCACGATTGTCAAACCATAGAATATTTCATCAAAACCGCCTTTGGCGTATTTTAACAATGCCGCTTTCGCCGTTTTCTCGTTCTTCCATTGCCCCCGATATGGTGCGATGGGGTCATACCCACAGACAGCCGACATAACATCACTTACAAAGCACACGCAATCAGCATCGCCCCAATTAAACGGGGTTTTAATATAATGCGCTATTGTATATTCAAGGCGTTTTTCCCATCCGTCAATTTTACGAACCATTACCCTTGCCCACCCCATACAACTTTTCGGTCTTGGATAAAAGGCACAAACGAAAACCCAAGATCACCAGCAAACTCTAAAGCCTGATCTTCGGTTGTATAATAGCGTATACGATTACGCACCAAGTCAACGAGATTGTTTTCAACTCTCAATTGAAGTGTTGCCGTCCCCGATGATGGGTCTTCGTCTGATTCAACTGCGTCCATTTTGCCTTTATAAATGCGGTAAGGTTGCCCAATAATACTCCCACTATCAGGATTTATTGTTCCAAACCATATGTTGCATGGACGATTGCGAACGTGCTCGCTCAAAGCAACAGAAATTAATGATGACGGTATGCCAGCAAGAGTGACGACAATTCCCTTTGACTCAATATCGCCCGTTTCTGATATTGGTGTCACCTTTAAGACATTGCCGCTTCCAGTATATGTGTTGCCACCAAAAGACAAAGAGCCTATCCCAGTCCAAAAATAAAGCGGTGAACTATCGAAAATAAAATCAAATAGATAAATAGGTGCAAGACGTTCGGCTGTGACTTCTGACACCAAACTGCTATCAAGTGCGCGACTCATGAGATTACCTCGCGAAATGCCAAAACTATATCATGGATGCTTTTGTCATCACTTTGCCATTCAGCACTATTCTGCACGTTTTGAAATACGCCTTTAGGGGATGTTAAAGTTAGTGTGGCATTATCAGCAGGACTGGATCGTAAACGTGGTGCAAACTCAACTGTTCCAGCCCCTGACCCATTTAGCGTCAAATCCTTAATCACCATATAAAGTTGCGATGCCGCGCCAGTCCCCAATTGAAAAAAGTCACCTTTTTTTAAAACCAGTGCCGATGGCGTTCCTCCATCAACAATCAAAGTGTTGCCAGTTTGTGCCCCACCATTCACCAGTAACGTACCGCCCACCCCATTATTACCGTGTGCAAGATTATCTGGGTCGCCATATAGGAACGTACCGTATTTACCGCGCAATTCAGCTAAAAACGCTTTAATCTGCCCAGCTTGCGCGTAAGACATAGGACGGAACGTGATTTCACCTTCCCACCATTCTGCGGGGTACAAATACGCTTGACGAACACCAGTAAAAGAACTGATATTTTCTCCTACAGTATTCATCAGTCGCATAGACGATTTAACAATCCCTACGCCAGTCGGAAATGATAAAGGATAAGTCGGCATTACATCGCCCCCCGTGTTTGTGCATCGCGCACACTAGATACAGCCATTTCACGCAATTGTGGCATCATTTGCTGGATTTCAGCGCGAACAGTCTGAGCAACACCAGTGCTTACATTAATATTCTGTACAACGTTACCACCCATGCCTTGTGCCGATACGCCTAATTTACCATCGGAACCACGCGCAAGCGGTAAGATTCCCTCTGCCCCAGCTTCCCCAGCCATTCCCAAACCAGACGACATGGGAAATAGTGTCGTGCTATTCACTACGCCACCCTTTGCGTGTTTTTTAATGCCACCACCAAATATGCCACTAAACAAAGACCCGATACCACTATCAATTGAACCCATGATGCCAGATAAGAAGTTACCACCTCCTTTTCCAACCGCACCCTGTGCCCCAACATCTAGCATTTTATCCAAGATTTTAGATAAAGCATTAATCCCTGCATTTTTGAAGGCATCCATAGCGGTTGTGCCTTTGCCAATAGAGATAGCCGCATCCGTAAATGTATCACGAATATCCTCACCTAATTTCTTTTGTGCTTCGGCGGCTTTATCAGTTTCATCTTTAAGCTTTTTGATCGCTTTCGTGGCTGGCGTATCTTCATTATCGGAAACAATATTATTGCGAAGCCCAGACGAGCCACCACCAGCACGCGCCGCGTTATTGGAAACAGCCGCATTCATTTTCTGCGTGATTAAATCATATTCACGGCGTTGCACACGAGCTTTATAAGCACGTTCGGTTTCATTCGCCGCTTTTGCACTTTCTTCAAAAGACGAAAATGGATTAGCGGCCTGACCGATCATAACAACAGCACTTGAAATTCTGTCAACAACATTGGCAATCGCATTAAATCTATTCCGAATTTCATCTGCCGAAGCCAACCAATCCACAAAACCATTAGCTATATCCTCAACGGCTGGTGCTAATTGTTCCGCTACTGTGCCCGCTATACCTTGAAAAGCTAAGGCAATTCGCCCAACCGCATCATCTGCCGCATCAATACTGTCCACACTAATCTGTGACATGGACAGATTGAATTTCTCATTAAATTGTGTGGCTTCCGCAACCTTTAAACCATAATCTTCAAACACGCCAATAAGAGAACGACCAGAACGCCCAAAAATATCCATTGCTATTGCGGTGCGTTGCGCGGGGTCTTCTATTTTACTGATTTCCGTAGCAATAGCGGAAAATTGTTGATCGGGTGATAAGTTTAAAAGCGTTTGCGTATTTAAACCAAGCTTTGCCAATGCCTCTGCCGCACCACCAACCCCCTCGGAAGCCGAGACAAGATTGCGTTGCATTAAACCTATCGCCGCACCTAATGCACCTTGATTTACACCAGCTTCACCAGCCACAAGCGATAAATTTTGCAAAGCCGCGTATGATATACCAAGACTTTTGGCTAGATCATTATTTGCACTTACCAATTTAGCAGAGATACCAATAAGCCCAACAAAAGAACCAACAACAGTTCCAACAGATTTTGCAATTGGAATCATTGCCACGCCAGTAATTTGTTTTGCTTTGTCGAGTGATGATTTAAGGCCGCTTACATCACCAGTAAACTTGACGACCAATTCCGCTAGATTAAACTTCGCCATATTGTTCTATCGCCTCCAGCAACTCGTTTTTGGTTACACCCTTTTTTCCCCCGCCATTCATTAAAACGTGACCATCGACAGCGCATATAAACTCACCTATGGACATTTTTCTAAATACGTCTGGTGATAACTTTAACACACCAAGTGCGATTTGATAATAGTCTTGAAATGGGAAAGGCTTTGGGGCACTCTTTTTTAATCGGGCTTTCCCATCGGGTCTGGCGCACTCTCCTTACCGCCAGTCAAACAATAAGTCAGATACTCTACACAGGGTTTAATGTGATTAATCATGCCATCCGCAAAAATAGCTTCACCTATCTGCGCACGAGTCATGCGCGTATCACCAAACGCACCCATACCAACCTCATAAATACTGATTATGTCCGTCATGCTTAATTGACGTGTCGCCACAACATCTTGCAAAACACCCATAAGAGGGCGGTTAAGCTTTTCCTGTTCCAACACTTCTATAGCACCAAAAGTGGATTTAAGCGTTATAGAACGACCATTAAGCGTTACTTTGAATTGACCAGCAATATTTTTCATTACGATGCCGCCGTAAACGTCACTGCGCCACAGCTTTCAAGTGCAATCGTAAATTGCTGTTCACCATCATGCGGCGCACTTTCTTCAAACGAGGTAATGGCAAAAGTACCTGCATATGTCCCACCAGACGTTGAATCGCCTGGAATAACAATCTCCCAAGCTTTCTGCGTACCAGCAAGTGCGGCTGTACGAACTGCCGCAATACAAGCGTCATCTTTGAAAACTCCAGAACCACTAACTGATACGGCGCGTTTAACGTTGCCAAAATCACCATATTGACGAATTCCAGCATCATCTTTTGTTGTAATATCAACAGGACTATCAGTAATAGAAATACTGGTTTCGCGCAAACCAGCTACAGTGGTTTTTGTGCCACTGATATCCATTTTAATCAACATTAAACGACCCGAATAACCACCAGCCATGATAAAAACCCCTTATTCTGTTACGACCCGAAATTGTGTTACCGCGCCCCATGTTTTGCCATCTGGCTCCTTCAACAACGCGGAAACTCCGTTGAATAGGATATTATAAACCGATGCATTTGACAATGCATTTTCATTTCTATTCAAAGCCCCATATACTGCCGCTCTACATTGCATCGCTTCCAATGGGTCAGGTTTACGAGAATAAGACGAAATTTGCAATGTGTGTTCCATGCCAGTCTCTGTTTTTGTGTCATATGGCGACGATTGCAACGTCACCACCATATAAGGAAAAGTGGCGTTATCTGGTACATCGGTATAAATGCGACTCCCAACTTTGGCTGTGACAGCACTCGCCGCATTCAAGGTCGTCAATACTGCTGTGATCAAGGCTTGCGATTTGTCACTCATCTTGTCACCTTTCTAAAATAATCATCCATGACTTGCTGTGCTTTATCAATAGTGGCTTTGATTGCCTTTTCGTAAGCTGGTGTAAGCCATTTGCGGGGCAACATATTTGACGTACCCAATTCTAAGGCTAAACCATAAGGCGCATCCTTGCGGCTTCCCACGTCATACCCGCCATCTATTTTTTCAACTGTGATATTATTGACCAAATTGCCCGTGTCCGTATTAGGTGGATTTCCAGCTGTGGAAGCTGTATGTAATATGTTGCCTCGTTTGTAAGTCACGCCTTTTGATCCGCTAGCTTGTATTGACCGTTTAGCTTCATTCATGGTTAACTGCGCACCATAAAAAAGCGTCTTTGCCACTGCATCTGGCACATATTTTTGTATCTTTTGAACAAGGCTATTCATTCGATCCAAGCCTTCAACCTTTATATCAAACCCACTAACCATTTATATCTGGCGCGTTTTCGACACAATAAAGTGCTTGGTAAGAACGCCCCTCCGTTTTCATATCCACATCAAGATTATTAATTGATACGATGCCATAATATCGATCATCAAAAACAACGCGATAATTACTAATTGAAGTTATGTTCTTTAAAGCTGTTTTATACCGAATAACGATCTTTGTTGCCGCTTGGTTTTGAATCCCCTGTTGGCTATAGGCTTCGCGCCCGCTGGATGGATATATAGCCGCCCAATACGTGCCAACGTCATTCCAAGTGACTGTGCGCCCTCCTGTAGCCGATACAGAGGCCACTGGCGATTGTATCGTAACTCTATTGCGTGCAAGATTGGCAAAATCACTACAAATCATAGCCAAGCCAACTGGTCATAGATTTTATATGCATTCAACATCGCCTTTGAAGCATCTGGCAAATCGCACATAGATCGGCATTCGTACATTTGTGCGGCGTGTTGCATAATGGCGGTTTGGATGGCATATGGCACATCTTCGTTATCGGAGCCATACCCAGCGACAAAAGTAATTTCTACGGCATTCTGGTCACGTAAAGACGAAGGCCAGCTATAGCCGTTATTCAAAAATACACGCCCACCTTCTTTATCCAATGTGTATGCCGTAGAAGAAAACACGGACGAGCTATTATCAGTCGCATAAGTGGTTATACTTGTAATAGATTTAATGGGCGGGAAGGGCAAATCAACGGCATTACCAATACCATACGTAGGAGAAGGCATAGAAACCATACCACTGCATTCATAGAACCCATCATGCACTAAATCACTATTAGCAAAACCATCCATAGTCAGTTTGATTGTCGTTTCAAGGAAATATCGCTTGCAATATCTTTGCGCCATATCAGTCGCGGCATTAATAAACATAGTAATCAAAGCATCGTCAGACGTATCATCATCAACACGAGCGTATTGCTTGAACGTTGACAACGAAACCGCCAAGCCATTCGCGGCTTCTATAATTGTTATGCTTTTGCGATTTGGGCGTTTCATTTTTTAGCCTTAGTTTTAGGTTTTTCTGTTTTTGTCTCGATTGTAACATCGACCTTTGTCTCACGATCAGCCGCTTTAGCTTTTTCTGCCCAGCCATTTGTAATAGAAATATCTGCAAGATCATTAGGCAAATTATGAATTTCACCAGCATTATATCGTTTTACGATCAAGCCATCTTCGGATAATAATTGTGTTGAAACAAACTTCACAGTAATCATTTTGTACCCCCTGTTTAAGCATTAGAGAGATAAGGGGGGCATAGCACCCCCCAGATCATATAGATTACGTTGCCGAGATATTGGCGGCAGTCGTGGCTGGCGAAGCAACCAATGGATGACCTTTGATAGCCAATCCAAATACAGCCGCATTAGTGCCAGTTGTGCCAGTGGCAACAATACGCACGTATTTTTTAGTGCCACGATAACCGATTGTGCCGATCATCACGTTGTCAGCCGCATCGTCCGTTACAGTCAATGCGCTTTCAAGGCCGATCAAATCAGCATCTGCAACAGCCGTAAAGCTAGCCGCCGCAGTGGTATCACATTCTTGCACTTCAAACGAAAAACCAGCCGTTGTGCCAGCATCAGTTACGGTGCCAGTAGCCAAAACGAAAGTCAGGCTACGAAAGCCAGTCATATCGATCAGGTTGCCAGCAGAAGGCGTTGTGCCAGAAAGCGTGGCGTTGATCGCGTTAGCCCCCTGTACGTCACTTTTCAAGTCAAACATTTTAAAAACCCTTTCAAGGTTGTGATTGTTGGAAGTGGGGGCAATACACCCCCACCTTAATTAGATT